CATAACCACTAGATAATACTGGAGCTACTATCTCTTCTCCATCTTCATCATATTCTCCTTGTTCTATTACAAGCTTATTTAGCTTAATAAAAGCAGCTTTAATGTTTTGTGATTTGTTACCATCTTCGTCTAAATCAAAGAATAAATCTATTTTACTCTCTGCTTGTTCTTGGTCGTTAAACTCGTATCTTTTGTATATCATAATTATCTATTTTAACTTTTAGTTATAACTATTAGTTATTATATTATCTGTATAGTTTTTTTAATTTTCTTATCTTATTTCTTTCCTTATGTAAAGATTTACTCTTGTTGTTATTATAGGTGTAATTGTTACACTTGTGTTAAATCAGTTAGCTCTTGTTCTGTTAATGCTGTGTTGTAGTATCTTACGTCTTTTACGTTTCCGTAGAAAGGTAATGAACCTGTAAAATTGAAATTTAATTCAGATAATCCGATTGGAGTTAATACACTTGTATCAGTACTTACTTCAGTTCCATTTACCCACAAAGCAAAATCATTTTGTTTATATTTTAAAGCTATTTTATTATATTGTGCAACATTAATAGGTGTAATTAAATTTACTTGACCCGAATTACCACTTACAATGTACACCCACAAATTATTTGAGGAGTTATTGTAATTTAAGCTAATTTTATTACTACCCGAACCATCAGATATACTAATACATCTGTATGTCAAATCATCAGCCAAAGCACTTATCTCTGCATACAATACTCCCTCACTATCATTAAAAGTATCTGAAGTACCTGCGCTATTACACACATCTGCTAGTCTAGTTGCTACTGCTCCGTTAGTAGGAATGTATGATGTAGGGTAGGATAAGGCTTCTAATTGTGCGCCATACACATATATTGTGGCAGAATCATTGCATAATATTCTTGGAAAATCACCACCTCCAGTATGAGTATATCTTACCCATTGGTCAGTTATTGTAAATTGAGTTAAGTCTACGCTTCCAGCACCTATACTTACATTTTGCGTTCCACTTTCTGTTTTTAAATATATAGACTGCGTATTTGTTCCACTTGCTGAAACGCTTAACTCTATTCTTCCACTTGCAGTTCCATCAAAAACTAATTTAGCAGCATTTTGCGTTCCATCTGGTGATGTTATAAAATTATCAGTTACAACAACATTATTTAATGCGCTCCATTGACTAAAATCCTCACTATAAGTTATCAAATTAGTACTCTGAGGCTCTAATAATAAACTAGGACAAGAACTATCTGAGTAGTCTAGTCTAGGTGTGTCGTAGCCAGATAAAACCTCTTTGACTGATACATTGTCTATTGAGCCATTAAATCCATTCCATCCTAAAATTCTTAATGGATTGGTAGCGGTGGCGGTATAAATAACATTTACTTCAGTATCACTTGTAATGGTTCCACCGGCTGTGAAGCCGTCTATCCTTATATTTCCAGCTGTTACATTTGTAATACTTGCTGTTACTTTATAAGTTTTACCAACAACAGAAACTAATGAAGATTGAGTCAAATACGCTAAATCACTCCCGCTTTTTGTTGCCTTACCGCCGCTAATTGTCCAACCACTTCCTTTAGTCCAATCACTATCAGTATCAAACCCACCATTGGTAACCAACTCTTCCCCTAGCTCTAGAGTCATTGTTTCTATTAATCCATCTTTATTTACTCTTGTTGCACTAGAGCCTCTAGAGAACGTAAAGTCTCCGTCTCCATTTGTAGGAAGTACACTATATACTTTCCCTTCTTTATACCCCGAAGGTATCATTGCTAATTTTGGTATTGCCATTTTTTATTTATTTTATTATTTTAATTAAAATCTGCATTATTAACACAACTAATCGCTTCAACTATACCTCCATCTGCAATAACCCTATCTTCATAAGATTTAGTTAGAGGAGTTATTATATAATCGTAATAGATACCACCCCAACCATCTTTGTTAGGACTTCCCCACCAACTAACTGGATATATTTCGTTTGCCATTGTTTTTGTCTTTTATTTCTTTGTTAAACTTATTATAGAATTTATCTAAATTTACTATATTCTTTTTCTTTGTTTTATACTTTCTCTTCATCTTATAATACAAAACTTGAGAAGCTATCTGCATCTTTATCAGGATACATATCTCCATTACTATTATTATTGTACTCTGGAAACTTCTGGCTGTTAAAGCAGATGTAATCTATAAATCTTTTAGTATAGAACTCTGCTCTATCTGTAATCTTACTCTGCATTCTATCTACATCTCTAAAGTCTACCGTATCTGACTCTTGTCCTCTATGTCTGTTTATACCTCCATTATCTATTTTAAACATAGCAAATGGTAAGTACTCTAATTGAGTGAACCATATTAGCATAGGCTTAATATAATCGTCTCTAAGAGCTTTATAATCACTATTAGCAGGTAAGTCTATATCTCCAGATAATATTAAGTCTTGTAGCTTGTCATATAGTTTACCACCTAAGTAGTTTTGTATATGCATATCTTGTGCTACTTCAATTTGATGAATTAGCTTATCTGCATCTGTGTTACCGTCTATTATAGACTTAGCTTTTAAGTCTGCTATACTTATGAATAATGCTTTCATAGTCCTAATATGTTTTTAATTTTACTTAATGTACTTCTGTAAGCACCGTTATCATCTCTGTCAATCATTCTTTCTCCCATTTCATCTGGATTGTTAGGTTGTTTTAAACCTTTCTCATAAGCTGAATTAGGGTCTACTCTTTTATCTCCTTTTAATTTAAATACTCTTAACTCCCAGTAGTGATGACAGTTTTTACCTCCTTTAAATTTAAGTAAGCTATAGTTCTGTTTGTTATGACCTAACTCTTTATTTACACCTCTAAAAGACATCATATTAATATCTTCTTTTCTAAATACTATATTTCTAGAAGTAAATGTTTCCATCTTTTTACAGAAGTCTCTACTATTAGGATTACTTCTTACTGGCATATAAGCATATCTAATTTTATAGATATCACTATCCTCTTTAGATGATTTGTTGCTAGACTTAATTGTAGCCATTCTAACGTCACTTATATCCTCTGAATATATTTCGCTATGCACAACTTCCCAATCATCGCTTAAAACCTCTCCTAAGCCTTCTAACTGCTCTAGCATATCATCTCCTTGTTCTTCAGAAAAGTCCTCATTAACTTGTGAAGATAATTTCTCTCCAGTTTCTTCTTCTTTTCTAATCTTAGTAGATATGTTATCTAATTCTGTAAACTCTATTGGTTGTAATGTTACAAAGTATAAATCTTGTGTAATACCGTTAAAGTCTAATATATCTTCTAAACAGTATTTAATCTCATCTTGGAATGGTCTAATAATTACATTGTCCATTAATACAGATGCTGTTCTTAATTCTTCTGCATTGTTACCAAATCCTGTATTGTCTTTAATACCTAATAAGATAGGAGATACAATACCGTGTCCTAACATAATCTTTTCTCTAGCTTCATCAGATAAGAATTGATACTGTGCGTGAGCATCAGGTAAGTGTATAGCTTCTATTTCTGCTTGAGTTTCTTTAGACTCGTTAAATGCTATAATAGTTCTACCTGCATTAGAGCTACCAGAAAACTTATCATTAATCTTTCTTTCAATAGCACCTTGTGTTTCTTCGTTAGGAATACCATTGTTAAAGTTAATAAATAAACTAGGAGCTAATCCATTTTGTATATTAGATATATGGTAGTTAGATACTTCACATTCTAAATCAGCATATTGTAAACAAGCTTGGTAATCAGGAGTAGAGTAATAGTAGAAACCACTTCTATAAGGCTTAATTACATATATCTCTTCTCTTTGTGATTTACCTCCGTGTTTGAAACAAGGTATTCTTTTAGGCTTATCACTAGGTTTAGCATCTGCCCAATTAGGATGGTAGTAGTATGCTTGTATAATTCCTTTAGAGTTAGCTTTCTCAGCTCTTAAAGTCTCCATAGGAAAGTGAGATACTTTTAATATCTTAGTTTTATTTCTATTGTAGGTTAGTTTAATTGCACCTTGTCCTAATTTCTTTCTGTCTATTACTACCTTTTTAATTTCTCTAGGTCTTAATAGCTTCTTCATTCTTACATAATGTTCTGGTAGTAACTCAGAGTTAGTAGATTCTATACCTCTACCAAATACCATATCAGCTATACCATTATTACATCTAGCATTAGTTGGACTAGAAGTATCTAATTCTATAAGTCTACCAAAATAATTATTATCAGCACCCCAAGAAACCCAATCTCTATTGTGAACTTCTTTTACTTCTGGTGCTTCGTAAGATGATAAATTAAGTATCCTTACATTTTGTTGCTTCTTATTATCTTTCATTATATAATGTATGTGTTATCATTTACTTCTCCTGTAGGCTGAATATATCTAGGTTTAGATACTTCGTGCTTTACAGTATAATCTCCTTGTGTTGTAATATATATTTTATCTCTATAAACTAAACTACTATCATTTGTTATTTCCATATAGTAAGTAGAACCTTCTTCTAATATCTCACTAGCAAAAGTAAAATCTATAAAGTTACCATTTACTAAACCTTTAACACCAGTAATAGTTTCTGACTTACCATCTCCATCTCTTCTTATGCTTATAGAAGTATTATTAAACTCAGATGCATTATCTATTAAACAAGACATAGCTTCTAAAGTACCACCATTAGATTCTACTCTACTTTCATAAGACTCTTCCGAGAAATAATCTGTATATCTAGGTGCTACCGATATAGTTTGTTCTGATGTAATTGGTAATAATATTATCATACTAAGATAACTATTTTTAATTATTTTGTTTTATAATAAAAAAAGCCTCACATAATGCAAGGCTTTTAAATAATTGATTTATTGGTTATTAAGAACCAACAGTAACTGATACACCAGCAGAAGATAAGTCTCCGTCTT